TAGACATTCGTCGAATGGATGTCTAAGAAATAATACACTTTAGGAGACTAAGATGTCAGACAACGAACTTATAGAAGAGGTTCAGGACACCGAGGACAACTCGCAAGAGCAAGTCGCTGAAGACTCGATAGAAAATCAAGACGAAAGTCCTGAAGAACTTGATGAGTTCAAAGCAGATGGCGAAGATTCCGAAGTAGCTGATCCAGTTGTTACTAAAAACAACAAACGTAAGGCCGATAAGACAGCTGGAGATAAATCTCCACCTAAACTTACTAAGGCCGGAATTATGTCCGATATGTTAGCCAAAGCATCAGGAATGAATAAAGCTAGTTTAACAGCTGGTTACGACGCATTCATCGGATCACAAAAAACTCAATCAGAAGACAAGGGCCGTCCAGCAGATAAATCTGTTAGTGACACTCCTTCATCCAATAAAGTTGGAACTCCTGGTCAAGGGATTAGTGTGAAAGAAGATGTTGAGGAAATATTCAGCGGAGATAATTTACCCGAAGATTTACAGGAACGTGCAACAGTAGTATTCGAAGCTGCTGTCAACGCTAAGATAATCGAGCTTAATGAAATAAACAAAGAAAGTTATGAAACTAAGCTGACCGAAGAGGTTAAGAGAATCGAAGAAGAGACAGGCAAGAAAGTCGAAGAATATGTTGATTACGTTGCCGACACATGGTTAGACGAAAATAAGGTTGAAATTGAAAATCAACTTAAAGTCGAAATGGCAGAGTCTTTCATGAACGGAGTCCAACAATTGTTCATAGAACATAATGTTGAGCTTCCAGAAGGAAAGTCAAATGTTATCGGCGAGCTCGAAGCCAAAGTTAAAGAATTGGAAAGTCAGTTGAATGAAGAAGTTAATGCAAAAATCGAATTGAGCAAAGAGTTGGAAGACTCTTCTGTTCAGAACGCTTTTGCAACTGCGACTTCTGATCTTACTGACACTCAGGTAGACAAGTTAAAAGGTCTATCCGAGGCATTAGACTATGAGAATAGCGAAGACTACAGTAAAAAACTTTCAATGCTCAAGGAAAGTTACTTCGCTCAAACAGCCGTAGCCTCTGACGAATCAGCAGAGGATGATGAGCCAGTTGACATTGGAGACGAAAGTGTTTCGACACCAGTCCTTCAGGAATCAATCGCTGCTTATTCAAAGGCTATTTCAAGAACTGTTAGAAAATAATAATCATCTAAGTTAAGGGAGATATAAATGAACAACTACGATGAACTGCAAAGAAAATGGCAGCCTATTATTGAGCATGGCGACCTTCCAAACATAGAAGATTCGCATAAACGCGCAGTAACGGCTGTTGTTCTCGAAAATACAGAGCGAGCACTAAAAGAAGATAGTGGGTTTGGTCCTACGTCCCTTTTGGAAGCAGCTCCGGCTAACGCAACAGGATCTAGTATAGACAACTACGATCCCGTACTCATCTCTCTTGTTAGACGTGCAATGCCCAATCTGGTAGCATACGATATCGCTGGCGTACAGCCAATGACCGGTCCTACTGGATTAATCTTTGCAATGAGAAGCAGATATACTTCACAGTCAGGTGATGAGGCTTTCTATAACGAAGCGGATACATCCTTCGGTACGGTAAGAGCTGGTAACGTCTCAATAGGCGAAGCTAACTCAACCAACGATGGTACATTCCCAACCGGAAATAGTGAGACTTATAACTTTACTGGTGGTATGTCCACAGCACAAGCGGAAGCACTAGGTTCTAGTGGCAACTCTGCTTTTGCACAAATGGCATTTTCAATTGAAAAAATCGCTGTCACAGCTCAATCACGAGCTCTGAAAGCTGAATACTCAATGGAATTAGCACAAGACCTTAAAGCAATTCATGGTCTTGACGCTGAAACTGAACTTGCTAATATCCTTAGCACAGAAATCCTTGCTGAAATAAACAGGGAAATCGTAAGGACTGTAAACCTAGTTGCTGAAACTGGTGCCCAAGAAAATACTACCACTGCTGGTACATTTGACTTAGACACAGACAGTAATGGTAGGTGGATGGTAGAGAAATTTAAAGGCCTACACTTTCAAATCGAAAGAGAAGCCAACCAAATCGCGAAACAAACCAGGCGTGGGAAAGGAAACATTCTTTTATGTTCTTCTGATCTTGCATCTGCTTTACAAGCGGCTGGTGTTCTCGACTACACTCCTGCCCTTAGCAACAGTTTGAATGTTGATGACACAGGCGCAACTTTCGCCGGTGTTCTTAATGGCCGAACTAAGGTCTACATAGACCCTTATGTAACTACTGCTGGTAACCAATACTTTACGTCTGGTTACAAAGGATCAAGTGCATTCGATGCTGGACTCTTCTACTGCCCATACGTTCCATTACAAATGGTCCGTGCGGTTGGTGAGGATACGTTCCAACCTAAGATTGGTTTCAAGACACGTTACGGCGTTGTTGAAAATCCATTCGCTAGAGGAACTACTGCTCTCAGCGCAGCTGGCGCATTAGTACATAATGCTAACAAGTATTATAGACGAGTGAAAGTCACAAACTTGATGTAATGTCAAGCGCGAACATGATGTAATCACCTACATCACGCACCC